GCGCCGCTTTCAGTGCGTCCGCGTCATTCTGCGACTCGATGCGAGAAATCTGCGCCCGCTGGTACGCCCGCTGCCCCGCAGCCTGCTCAAACTGCGGCGCCAGCATCGGCGCGACGCGGCGAAGCTGCGCCAGCCCTTCCGGCGTGTTTAGATCGACGCCAGAGGCCATCAGACCGCGAAGCGCGTTGCGTTCCTGCGCCGTCTCCTGCGCCTCGGCCATCCGCATCCGGTTGAGCTGAAGGTTCTGGGCCTGCCCGTAGATCTCCCCGATGTTGGGCATCTGGAAGGGGCGGACCTGCGTGGCGATGGAGTAATCAACCATGGTCAGTAGACCCCTTCCATGACGTTGGCGGGGGCACCCCCGCCGCCGGGGTTCATGTAGCGGTACATCATGTAGTTCGGCACAGCCGATTGCAGCGCGCCCGTCAGGGCGTTCGTGGCGCCGACATAGCCCGAGGCGCGGGCCTGACCGGCGCCGGCCAGCCCGGCGGCCTGAGCAGCGCCTGCACCCATGTACGACCCGGCCACGCCGCGGCCGACGTCGCCAGCGGCGCCCGACAGGACGTTCGTGCTGGTTTGACCAGCGCCCATGAGGCTCTGGAGCGGGTTGAGCTGGGCCGCACGGTTGATCTGGTAGCGGTTGAAGGCGTTCTGGTACTCCTGCGAGGCCAGATCCTGCCCGAACCGCTGGACGCCCTTAAGTGTCGTGCCCGACAGCAGGCCGCCACGGGCCGCCGCCGACCGCTCCAGAGCCTTCATGCCTTCGCTCATGCGGAAGCCGTAGCCGGGGTCGGCCTCATAATCGGCCATGCTGAAGTCGCGGGCGTAGCGGCCATAACCAGGGGCCGTCGGTTCGCCGGCCAGACCTAGCAAGGCCATCAGCCGGTTCTGCGCGGTAAGGCCACCCTGGCGGAACGGCTCTTGCAGCTCCACCTGGCGCTCAAACATCTCGCGCTGCACTTCAGCAGCACGGTCGGCGGCCTGGACCTGCGCGGCGGCGGCATCGCGAGCCGCATTGGCTTGCGTCTTGGCGGCACGGCTAGAGCCGTAAAGGCCCGCGCCAGCGCCGAGGGCTGCTGCGCCGAGAATGGCGGTGCCGGTACCTATCGCCATGTGTCGGCCCCTTTAACGAATGTGCGTTCCATCGGCTTGAAGCCGGCGCGAGCGTAGAACTTGCTGGTCTTTTCCACTCGGTCGTCGTCGAGCGCAATCATAAACAGCGCCGCAGCGTCGTTCTCTTGCGCCCACGCCTCCAGCGTCTTGTACAGCGCCTGCCCGGCACCGCTACCCCGCGCTTCGGGCGTCAGCCACCACCAAAGTTCCTGGACGATGGTGTGCTGCGGGCTGAAGTAGAGCGGGTACTTGATGGCGCCGCAGATGCCAACCATCACGCCGTCCTTCTCGGCCAGCCAGATCCCGACCATGGGGTTGTCCACGGCCGAGATGAGGAAGTTGGCCACGCTGTCGGCCGTGACGGGAACGACGGAACTGAGCGGCGAAGCGGCGATGAACTGGGTTGCCAGCTCAGTATAGCGGCCTAGATCCGCATACTCCGGCTTGCGAACCGTGATCGTCACTGCGTTACCTCGCGCCCGCTGGCGCGGATGTTAAGCGCAGAGGCCGTGCCGGCGATAGTGGAAATGAAGGCGCCAGGCGACAGCACTTGGCCCACGATCTCGGGGAAGGTGTACGTCTCGCCAGCCTGGAGCGTCTTGGTGCGGACGATCTGGTTGCTGTCGCCGGGGACGCCGGCGGCCGTGACGAGGTTGATACTGATCGTCGCCGCGGTGGCCGTGTAGTTGGTCGCCGTGAACTTATCGATGATCGTCGTCACGCCGTTCGCCGTGTACTGCGTCGTCTGCGTGTTCTCGGCGGTCTTGGCCGGGATCAGAACAACAACGGTGACAGCCATGTCCTACCCCTTCACGATGCTGATGACGGCGGCCATTAGGGGGCGGCGCCCGCCGAAGCCGCGGCTCGCGCGTCTTCGATTGCCTTCTTGATACGCCACGCCTCGACGTATGCGTAGTAGCCGCCTAGGTCGATTACCTCAGTATTCGGGGGCTTTGGCTTGCCGATCCATTCGGCCTCGCCTTCGCCGCCGATACCGTTTTCGGGGCCGACCCACTGAAGGGCGTGGAAGTTAAGCGGGAGGGCAGAGCAATTGACGGGGAGAAACTCGCCGTCGATGCCTACCGTATTGTCAGCTTTAATGATCGTGAGGTGCATGGGCGATGACCCTCTTAGGTTCTTCGGCGGAAGGCGCGAGCGCGACCAGCGTTTGCAGGGCCGCGTAGTTGGTTTTCGCCATCTCGTTGCGGAAGCTCTCGACGGCGGCGCCAGTCTGCCGGGACTGTTGGGAGTTCTCGATCAGCAGCGTCGGCAACCACTCAATCGCGCAGGCCCAATGGTCCAGCTCCTGCCCGGTCTGCGGGTGGTTGCCGCGCACATGCGTGTAGAAGCCGCACTTGTGGCACACGTCCTCCTGCTTCTCCTTGAAAAGAGGGCAGAGGTAGGTGCTTTCGGACTGGGGCTTGCGGGCCACGGGTCAGTCTTTCGTTGCGATGATCACGTCTACATACTGAACGGCGAGGTTGATGGCCGTGCCGGTAAAAGCATGGTCGTGCGAGTTGCCGCCGCCAGTTGCATCGGTCACACGCGATGTCGAGCCAATATCATATGAGGTGTTAGCTCCCGCTGAAGCGCCGCCCGCAAAACCATTGGTCTGTTGATGTGTGTGGCTGGGGATCTGCGCGGTCGTCAGCGTCGTGGCGCCTACCGTGCCGCTTACCCCCTGCGACGCGAAGGCCGTAGTAAACGCGACCGAACCGCCGCTGGACGCCGCGCCCGAGACGATACGCAAAGCCTTGTTGTCGTGCGTCGTGCTTTTGGTCCAGCCGGTCGGCGCCGCCGTTTGCACGAACAGCATAGCGGTGCCGACGGGGAAACCATTAAGCACCCCCCAAACAGTACCGTTATAGCCCTCAAAGCTGGCCAGCGTGCTGTTGAACCGCAAATAGCCGGTCACATTGGGCGCCGGTCGCTCGGCCGTCGTGCCAACCGGCAATCGGATGGCGTCGGTCCCTACGATGTCTAGCTTGACGGCCGGCGTTACCGTGCCAATCCCTATACGACCGCCGATATAAGCGTTGCCGCTGATGTTTATCGAAGAAGACGAGCCGGCGGCGCCGTACACATTATCGTATGTGGCTACCGTAATGTTGTCCGAAGTCTTCAACACAAACTTATAATTGTACAGTTCGTCCAGCCAAACTTCGTTCACCCGCCCCGCCGCGTCCAGCACGATGGGGTTGGTGTGCGGGGTCAGCCCCGTTGAAGTCGTGTAGGTCGCCAGCGGAGTCGTGGTGCCGGCGGCGTAGGTGTAGATTAGGCCGCCCGTCAAAGGGTCGCCGTTGCTGTCGAAAAGCTGCGCCCCGACACCGGCGAAAAGCGAGATAACGACGGCCATGGGCTACCTCGGCACAAGGGTTATTGTGGGCGCGACCGTGTAGGTCACACGCAGATAATCGTATGGCGACAGCCAAAATACCCCTGCGGTCGAGCCAACACCATAGAAAGTTACGTTGTCTCGGGAAAAGGCAATGGCCGACACGGTGCCGCCCGACACGATGAGATCCACCGAGCGGCCGGTCGTGTTTTGGAACGTGAATGGAGACGCGCCTACGGTCACGCCGCGGGGCTGGATGTTCCAGCCTGGCACCTCGTCAATGCGCGGCGGCGCAGAGGCGAGGCCCTCGATGGCCTCCCGCAGCACGGCGTCGGTGTCGGCGCTGTAGCCACCGGAAGGGCTGAGAGCGGCATCTTGCAGAGCGTCGAGGAAGACGGTGGGGTCGGTCGAGGGCGGCCCAATCTGCAAGTCCTGGAGCGACTCAGTGTTGGAGCCACTGCCCGTCAGGACGAACAGGTTAAAGAAGAAGCGGTACCACTCCCGCGTCATCAGCCCCGTGTTAGCGTCGAGGACAGGGACACGCGGCGCCGGAAGGTTGGTGACGTTGAGAACGCTAGGCATTGGTCGGCCGAAGCGCCAGTTCAGCGCCCATGATAGCGATCTTCACGGGGTCCGTGCCGGACACCTCGTACACGCGGTCGCGGATTGCGAGCGTCATGCCGAGGCGACGCCAGATGGTGCGGTAACCAAACTGGCCAATCCGGCCCATCGACTTCCAGTGTTCGTTTGACCAAGTGTGACCGCCATCGTCGGACCAGCGCAGCATGGCGCGAGGGACCATCGTGGTAAGGTTGGAGGCAAGGACTAGGATGGCGTCTCCATCCTCCGTCACCAGAGTGTCGCCGGCTTCGGTTGCCAAAAGGCCAACCTCAAACAAGGTTGGGTAGATTTCGTCTTCGGGCGGAGGTTGGTCGAGCCCCACGCCTGTCTCGCAATCGAGCTGCAAGCTGTAGTGGGTCGTGCGTTTTAAGTTGTTCTGGCCGGTCGGCAGGGCGCGCCAAGAGCGCAGCCAACGCTGGATCGCACCGTCGTCGGCGTAAACATCAAGATCGAAGGCATAGAGTTTACCGTTCTGGTAGTCGCCCACGATGACTTCGCTGTTGAACGCCATCTGGCAGTTGCTGCGGTGGCGTGTGTAGCTGCCGTTATCCCAGCCGGCACGCTCATGCCACGCCTGAGTGGCGATGTCGTAAACCCAGGTAGTGTCGGCGCCAGGAAAGATCAGCACATAGAACGAGTGGCCGTCCTGCTGGTAGGTGTAGGCAATCGCGTCCGACAGATTGCCGTACTGCTGGATCTGCCACTCAACGGCGTGGGTCGAGATGCGAACGGCTTGGTAGCCATTGGTGCGGTAGACGATACCTCGGCCGCGGGCGTCGGCGCCCAGCCAGAAGACGCTGTTGTCCATCTTGGCAACGGAGAACGCGGCAGCGCAGCCCACCTCGTTGAAGGCACCCTGGATGCGCTGGAGCGGGAAGTCGGCGGTGCCAGCGTTGTACCAGACCTCGGTCGAGTTGGTGCCAAACAGCCAGACTTCGCGGTTGCTAACGATCAGCGAGACAAGGCCGTCGGGAGAACCCTCGGCGCTGGCGAAATCGAGCGGATCAACCTGCGTGCCTTCCAGCAGGCTCGTCACCCAGATCTTCTGGCTGTTCGGTTCATTGAACACGAAGTAGCCGTCGAGGTAGCCAACGGTTACGGCGCCGGGGAAGTCGATGTCGGTGATCTGCTGAAAGACGTTCGTAAAAGTGTTGTAGATATAGCTGGGGCCGCCAGCCGCGATAAATATCTGCGTGCCGTTGTCGGCCATCGACACCGGGCCGGTGTTGGCAACGGCCCCAAGAGAAGTGACGTTCCAGCTCGTATCGACGCGGTAGAGCGTGTTGCCCGACACGACGTAGCCGTAGGAACCTAACTGCCACAGCCCACGGATCGGGCCGGTGCCCACCGTCACCACGCGGCGCAAGCCTGGCGCACGCTGAAGAAACGCCGGCTCCTTGCCGGCTTCGGGTACGATCTCAGGGAACAGGTTCACCATGCGGCTGTCCGCAGCGTTGACGCTGCGCGCGACGTAGGTGCTGCCGAGGATCGGCGTCTTCATGCTTGACCCCCACGCCAAGCGATAATATTAGCGGTCGTATGCAACCCGATCTTACGGCGGATCGCCTCCGCGAACTTACGAACTACGACCCGGATACGGGCATGTTTACGTGGGCAATCAGCCGGCGAAAATGCCGGAAAGGCGACCGTGCTGGCTGCGTAGCGCGCAACGGCTACATTCTCATTCGCATAGATGATCGGCTGTATCTGGCGCATCGGCTGGCATGGTTGCACGTTCACGGCCGGTGGCCAACGGAACAGATTGACCACATAGACCGAAACCGAGCAAACAACGCGCTGAACAATCTGCGGGAAGTGACGAACGCTCAGAACGCATACAACCAAAAAGCTCGCCAGAACAAAAGCGGCTTTACGGGCGTTCGCAAAGAAAACAGCAAGTGGCTTGCCAGTATTACCGTAAATTACAAAGAGGTTCGACTCGGGCTGTTTGAAACGCCCGAAAAAGCCCACACCGCGTATATTGAAGGCAAGCGCCGCCTTCATCAGTAATTGCCCGCAAAGACGTTGTATCTTTGCCTAGTCCCCACGATGCTGTAAGGCAGCGCCATCACATCATCGGGGTTGTTGATCCGCTTGAGGTTGCGCTTCGACGTCATGGCGATGCGCGACACCTGTGGGGTCGGCTCAACGCCGAACTCCGGCGCCATTTCGCAGGCCAGATTGTAGCGGAAAGCGCGCAGGTAGCCCGGCGGGAAGGTCAGGTCGGTGGCCAGATTGGCCGGCTGCGACAGCGGCTGGACCGAGACGATGTGGAACTCCAGCACCTTCGTCGGCACCGGGTAAACGTACATCTCGATGTTCGGGTACGTCATGTTGACCCACATCACCTGAGGGTAGGTGCTGGTGACGGTCTTCACGGCGATGCCGTTGTACTGCTGCTGATTGATCAGCTTGAGGCCATAGGAGATGCCGGTCGCCGGGTCGCGGAAGTAGGTGCTGTCTTCCACCAGGATTGGGCGGTCGCCCACGATATTGCCGGTCGGCCCAAAGGTGCGAAAGAGCGCGCCGGGTGGCCACGTCTCTACTTGATCAATGGTCGAGAACACGGCGAGGCGTTCGGTGTTCCAGCTGTCGATCATCTGGTTCATGGCGTTGAGCGCGTCCTGAGACGTCTCAGAGGACGGCGTTTCGCCTTCGGCCAGCACGCCCAGCAGGCGGAGCGATCCGTTGATGATGTCGCCTGCCGTGGCCATGTCAGTCGTCCTTATTGGCGCGCGGGCGGCCTCGACGGCGCGGGGCCTCAGAGGTCATTGTATCACCACCAGCGGCGCGTGCCAGCATATTGACGGGGGCCGCGTTTGCCTCCGCCATCCGCGACCAGCCGTTCTCCTCGTCCTGTTCGGCCTCAAGGTCCATGAAGGCGACCTTAACGCCGTGCCGAGGGTGTTCAAGGTAGATGACTGGCATGTGAGCCTCAAAAGGTCGGCCCCCTGCCGAAGCAGGGGGCCGGGTACATTACACGACGCGGTAGAGGGTCCAGGCGCCGGCCGCAGACTTGCGGGCGACGAACTGGGCGCCGGTCGTGACCGGGACGGTCATCGTCAGCGAGCCCGTGATCGTCCAACCGGTGTTGGTGGCGATGATCGCCGTGCCGGAGGACGTGCCGAGGTTCACCAGGCGGAAGGTGAACGCCGTGCCCACCTTGTCCGAGTTGGACAGGACGAGTTCCAGATCCGCCACCGTCGGCAGGGTGTAGGTGACGGACGCGGCGGTGATCCCGGAGTTCGCCAGGATCAGCCCGTTCAGCACCTGCGCCGGGGTGAGCGTCGCCGCCGTAGTGACGGAGACGGGATCGGGGAGCGCGTCGATCAGAGGCTCGTTGAGGTTGCCGTCGCCGATCTGGTAACCGCCGCCGCCATTCGGAATTGCCATGTTCGTGTTCTCCTTTCCTGTGCCTTAGCCCCAGAGCCGCACAGCCATGGGCGGGCGGATGGTGTTGAAGCCGTAGAGGACGTCGATACGGCAAGGCAGGCGGTCGTTGTTGATGTCGTACTGGCGCACGACACGCAGCGAAATGCCGTTGTGAACCTGGCGAGAGGCCATGTCCACGCCCTGCGGCAGCAGCAGGTCGGCCGTGGCGAACGAGATCGCGTCCTTGTGGTAGATCAGGTTCTGCGGATACGACGTGGAGGCCGCACCAAGGAACGTGACCACCGCACCAGCCTGCGGGAAGCTATCGACGGTCGCCAGCGCGTTGGACGAGGTGAAGATCGCCGGAGAGATCTTGACCGCGGTGTACGCGCCGCCGGACGCCGCAATGGCTTCCGTCACCACGAACTGCTGGAGCGAACCCGTGGACTCGCGAGTCTGCGGGTTGACCGCAAACACGCCCGCCACCGTGAACACGTCGCCAGCGGCCAGCGTCTGCGAGCCGGTGCCGGTGATGTTCAGCGTGGCCTGACCCTGCGTGGACACAGTGGTCGTCACCGTGTGCGCGCCGGTACGAGTGCCGGTCAGGTGCTGCTTGATCGACTGAGACATGTTGATCTCGTCGTAGCCCAGCACGCCCATGCCCATCATGCCGTTCTTGAACTGGCGGCTGATGGTGTCGGTCGGGTTGAACAGGCCCTTCATGCCTTCGACGAGGCCCGCGTTGGCGGCCGGGTTCACGGTCGCGTAGCGCGGCGACATCACGGCGGCGGCCTCGTTCAGCTTCTGCTGGCCCTGGAGCAGCACCAGAGAAGTGGCCGGGGTCGTGCCGGGGGTGCCGACAGACTGGAAGACCGACTTGTACGCATTTGCCACGTCCGCGTCGATGCTGGACGCGAGCTGCGAGATACGAGGCTTCAGCACGCGCTCGGCGAAGTCGTCGAGCTGCATGGTGAGTTCGGCCGAGGTGAAGTTCACACCGATGTGCTTCTGGCTGGAAACCGTCAGCGTGGTGAACTGCTCGTTGTCGTCCTGCACCTGGAGCGCAGCGCCATCGGTCACCAGCGCGCGGTCCGGCAGACGGATGCGGAGGGTGGAGCCGATCTTCGCGCCTTCGACGGCAAAGCTGTCGTCGTACTGGCGGTTGACGTTGCGGGTGAGGACGAGGTTGTTCTCAAGGATCTCCAGGGCCTTCCTGGTGATCATGTCGATAGTAAGAAGCGAGTTTGCCATCTCAAAGGTTCCTTAGCGGTTGCGTGTGGCTTCCCACTTCTTGATCTGGCGCAGGCGCTCGGCCTCGATCCACTCCGACGTAGACATATTTTTGACGGAACGGGGGTCCGTCGTGTCGTAGCCAGGCGTGGACGTCGAGCGAGCCGTCACCGGAGCAATGGGAGCCGGGGCGGTTGACGTCTTCTTGACCGGCGGGTCGGAAGCCAGCTTGGCCTCGATCCTGCCAATCTCCTTGGCCTGCAAGAACGGAGACAGATTGGCGATACGCGCAGACTCCTTCGGATTGGTCCCGAGCCAGTAGATGATATCGGGGCCAACGTCAGAAGCCTGGATGGTCTGAGCCATAACATCAGTCACAGGAAGGCTCGGGTTGTAGGCGACTTGTTCAAAGTCGTCGTACCGACCGCGGGCGGCTTCCTCCTTCTCATGGTACGCCTCAAGCATCCTAGCCTGCTGCTGGGACGCCTCACGCTTCTGAAGCAACTCCTGCGCTTTCTGCTCGGCCAGGGCCTCTGCGTACTTGGCAGCGTTGTCGAAGTCGTCAGGTGCCGGAGGGTTGACGGGCATGGCCCGCTTCGCCTCAAGCTCGGCCAGCTTTTGGGCTTGCTCTCGCTCCCATTTCCGCTGTTCGCGGGCAAGGCGCTTGCCGACAATCGCGTCTAGTTCCTCCTGTGTGAAGGTCTTGGACGCCTCATTCGGCGTTTCGGCCGGCGTAGAAACGTCGGGGGCAGGCGCCGCCGTGGCCACCTGTTCCGGCGCGGGTGCTTCCGCTAGGGTATTAAGGTCTTCGGTAGACATTTTCGATCCTTACGATCCCTGGTGAACCGCACCAGTACGGATGTCAGGCGGCAGCTCGCTGCCGGCCGAAAACTTTATCCGGGCATTCCCAATGCCGTCTTGATCTGGTCGGGCGTCGCTGCCGCGTCGATCTGGTCCTGCATTTCAGCGTACTTGGCCCGGATGGCAGAGCGAGCCGCTTCGGCTTCAGCCTCAACCGTGCCGGGCAGGCGCTTGGCGATAGCCTCGTCGTGCGGCGCAAACTCAACGGCGCGCATCTGGCGGCGCATGTCGTGCGCGATAACCTTGGCCTTGTCGGTGTTGATGCGGATCACTGGCCGCCCTCCACATATTCCCATGCGCCACGGAAGGTGCGGTCTGACGGGATGTCGGCCGCGTCGACGATCTTAAACGGCTTGCCGGGGGGCACGTCCTTGGCGGCAAGGGCCTCCAGCGTGTTGCCCTCTTCGGCGAACCACTCAGGGGCCGGGATGAGGACGGCAACGCCGCCGTCGTCGGTTGGATAGACGATGCGCCGATCAGTCATAGTTCTGGGCTCCTATCAGCGGAAAACAGACAAGCAAATAAGCGCCCAGTCTTCACCGACTGGAGACACATAGTTGCTGCCCGTAAATATTCTTACGCTTCCGGTCGCTGGCGCTCCAAAGTTTACGGCTCGCGCATCATTTGTAGACACGCCTGTATTAACGTCACCTGCAAAAGAAATAGCGTAGTTTGCGTCCGGCATAGCGTTGGTAAAGTTTACCGTATAGTCGCCCGTGCCGTTATCCGTGATACTCGACACGTTGCCGCTGCCCCTAATGGCCACCGTGCCGGTGCCGTTGAAGTTCACCCAGGCCCGGCAACCAAAAGCCGTGGCAACGGAACCGTAGCCGGAGTTAAACTGAAGGTTGCCGCTGTTGTCGAGACGCATACGCTCGTTTGTCGGCGCTGAAGTTCCGTCTACACCAAGATTGCTCGCGGTGTAAAACGCCATGTTATCTGTATCAGTGGCAACCGTCAGCACACCGCTGGCGACACCAATCACGCCATTCCCAAAATTGCTGTTACGCGCGCGAATGTTGGCGCTGTAGGTCGCGGACGAACTATCAGCTTGCAGCCTTGCAAGAGGCAATGACGTACCGATACCGACGTTGCCCGAAGCATCAAGACGCATCGCTTCAACGCCGCCTTCCGTAAAGGCAATCGTATCGGCCGCCGGAAAGAAAACGCCCGTGTTGCTGTCGCCCGTGGGCGAGATAGACGGCGCGGAAACGGTCCCCGCACCAACGTTTACGGTGGCGCCAGACACGGTGCCAGACGCGGTGAGCGTAGCTCCAGACACGGTGCCAGTCGCAGTAAACGCCGCGCCGTTGACTGTGCGGCCAGCGGTCAGATTGGCGACGCTGACCTGGTCGGTCGTGCCGCTCTGCACAATCGGCAGCACCTCGGTGCCCGCGAGAGGCGTGGTTGCAGCAGGAAGGGCAGAAATCTTGACGTCAGCCATGTGGCTACTCCAGCAAAATTAGACCGCCATTTTCTTGAACGAGGTTTTCCCCGTTCTCGGTTTCAAGGTTGCCTTGCGCTTGGTCCGGCCCATAGCCGGAAAACAACGTGGCGATGCTACCCAACCCGATAGCAAGCCCGTTCCGAAGCGCGCCGGCAAACCCCATGGCTTAAGCCTTGTTGATCGGCTTGCAGTACACTACGCCGTCCGTGGCCACCCGAATGGCGCTGACGCGCCAGACGCCACTGACGGTGATCGGGACCGCAAAAGGAATGGGGGTCTGAGCAGGGATGGGCGTGCTGGCCGTCGTAGCTACAGCGCCTTCGCCCACCTCAACGTAGCAAGCTTGGTCAGACCAGATGACGACGCCCTGCGGCCCCGCATTCCAGCCCGTCGTGTTGGCCGCGGTCCCGGTAAAGGATGCGGTCTGAGCCGGAAAATCGGCTTTGGACAGAGGCTTCAGCAGTTCCATCGGTGCGACGTCCTTAAGCAAGGAACTTGAGCTTATACAGCGTAGAGAGATACAGCGCGACAATTTCGTCAACGATGTTTTGAAGCGCCGTATCGCTTTTGTCCATGACCTTGTAGCGCATGTCCTCGATGTCCTTGAGGTTGTCCTCAAGGAACTCGACGATGTTGTTGGTCTTTTTGGCCGACATGAGCGCAATCGGCCCGATCAGCCCGTGCCGGCCCTGGTATGCCTCGGCCAGCGTGTCCGCGAGGTCAATTACGCCGTCGTAGAACTTCTGAAGGGCCTTGTGCTTGGCGTAGCTGCGGGTGTTCAGATGCACGGAATGGGCCGTATCACGGGCTAGAAACAGCGTTCCGATGAACTCAGCGCAGCTGCTCATTGCATCGGCCCTCCTGGGGCCATTTCAGGCGGCAGGGGGGCCATTTCGGGCTCCATGACAGGCATCTGGCGCTCCATCGGGGTGTTTCGACCCACAATGTCACCCGTGTCCATCGCCGCGGCAATGGTGCCCATTACGATGTCTTGGATCTGTTCCGGCGTCATGCCCGCCTGGACGGCCGAAATGCGCTTCGTCTCGGCGTCATACGCCTTGATCTGCACTTCCTGCGCCTCGATGGACTGCTCGACGCGCTGGAGCATCCCAACGACCTGGTTCAGCTCCTTTGTCAGTGCCTCGATCTGCATCTTGGCCATCTGCATCTCGGGCGACTGGTCTTCGCCTTCCATGACCTTCGGGTCGATGATCTTGGCGAAGCGGGCCGCCATCTCCTGAGCGCCTGGCCAGTCCATGTTCTTGATGAACAGGTCGCCCGCGACGGTCCAAAGCTGCGGGTTGGACTGAAGCAGCATGGACATGGCGTCCAGGGCTTCCTGGCGCTTGGTCATGTAGCCAGGCCCGGTGGTCACGCAGACGTCGTAGGTGCCTC